ATTTGCTCATGGTCTGGCCGTCTTCGAAGACACCTCAGGGGCTTCGTTACGATCAGACCCTCTGCAGAACGATCCTCGGATCATTCTACATAGGCGAAGAGCAGGTCAATGACCTGTGGCGACGAAGCCCTGCTAAGATCATAGCAATGTTACAAAAACTTGATTACTATAAAACCTTACCCAAAGATGTACTCGTTAAGTACGGAAATGCGTCTTTTGACACGGTCAAACGCATTATCCTGCTTTGGCGCAGTATTGAAGCTAATATGCTTGTGGCTAATCCGAATTTGATCGGGAGGCCGCTCACGTCTCTTCATAAAAGGATGTGGCATTGGTGTATCACCAACGCGATTCATTCTTATCATGGCACCATGGTGACATATAAGAAATTAACCTTGCACATTTTGCATTACGCGAACAAGGTTGAGCCTGATAATCGAAATCCCGCACCATGCGGGATTCCAGGCATAAGGAAAGGAGCTCTGGGCCCTTCCTGGTTTGAGGTGTTTCCAGCACTTAAACACATAGCGTTTGCAAAGACGCTAGGCGATCTGGGCATAGTACCGGACGAAGCCATAAAGTCGGTTGCTTATTTAATACAAAAGCGATCCGCACCACCACCACCATTAGACGACAAACGTTTCGCGGAAGAGGTGGATGACTTGAGATCCCAATTTTTAGTTAGGATCAAGATGAGTTTGGCGCAACAGCTCGAAACACGAGATGTTATGACAAGGATGGGAAATTTCATTGAAAAGATGGAAACTAATCAACGACCACATATTTCCCTTTCGGCCACTGGAGGATACGACGCCCCCCGCCCTGAGGGCGGCAAGGGTTTCCAAATTGCAAAATGCTACATGGAGTCGTATGTCCAGCGTCTGGCAGATGTGTCTTTCGTAGGGAAGACTATCTGGGGTGCACCCCTTGTGTATAAAAGGGGTAAGCGCCCGTACCTGACAATTTGCAGAAACGAAGATTTGAGGGATGATATTCCCTTTCTGCGATCCGCATTCCGCAATGAGTTTGGCCCCGGTGGCCTACTCACTGCGGTCCTAAGTGAAGTTTCATCACATAACTCCTTAGAAGGCCCTGTATTTGGATTGGATGAGGCGTTGCCTCACCAACTATTACAGTTGGCGCATGAAAAGTGCGTAGCCCATGGATGGTTACAAGGACCGGCACATTATACGCTCACACGGAAATTAGATTTCCATGCTGCTCCTGTCCCCACGGAATTGATTCTTCAATCCGAGAATGGTGACAAGGTGAGGGGGCTGTCGAAACCGCCGTCATTTGTGACGCTTTTTCTTCAACCCTTTGCACACTGGCTAGCCGGACTGGCTGGTGTTGTGCCCTCGCTTAAGTCTGCTTTCAACAGATCCTATAAAGGATGGGATCTAGCTGTCCAACTTTCAAGAAGGAAAGACAATTACATTGAACCGAATTCAGGGTTCTCTGCAATAGACTTGACAGGTTCAACGAACGGAATCAATTGGGATTTCATCCGCGGACTTATCAAACCACTTTTAGTGAGATTTTCTAAAAGTGTTTACGAACTCGCTTATTTAGAGCAAGCTCTCGAGCTCCTCCTCGTCCCGAGACGGATTGAGGTTAGGAGGCGTCCAGGGGACACCATGCATCAGATCATTTTGACTGAGCAAGGTGTCCACATGGGCGACCCTGGTGCTAAAGAAGTTTTATGCATTATGGGAGCAGCCATCGAACTGATGGTGTACAGAGATGTACAAAGGTTACCGCCAACCTTGATTGCAGGCGATGACATAGGCGCAG